AAAGGTATTATCTTTCCAGCCCTCTAGCACCTTGCGGGTATATTCATGCTTTTCAAAACAAACGCTGCGACGATCCACACCAGCCGTGGTGATAGCAATGATCATTGGCTGTTCGCGGGAACCTGTAGCCGTTTCGAGAACGTCCCACATCTCACGGTTTTTCCAAGCGTGTAGCTCATCAGCAATAACTCCGTGGATGTTGAGACCATCTGTCGAATCGGAGTCCGCTCCCAATGGTTCATATTTGCTTGCGGTTTGTTCAAGGCTGAGGTTGTCTTTTACGATAGCAATAAACTTCCGCAGCCCTGGGTTCTTTCGAACCATGCGGATAGCTTCTTTGTGAACAATACGAGCCTGATCCCGCTTGGTGGCCGCGCTGTACACTTCCGCGCCTGGTTCACCATCTGCAAATGCGAGATATAAACCTAATGGCGCTGAGCTGGTAGATTTTCCATTTTTTCTGGCAACTTCTTCATAGATAACCCGAAAGCGCCGCATGCCTCGGGTATCTTGCGCTACACCATCAGCGGTCTTTTGAATCCAACGACTTGAATTATCACGCCTCCAGCCAAACGCCACCCAAATAATAAATTGCTGCCAGGGCTCCAGTTTAATTAGTTCTCCCTGACCACGCCCCCACTTCCCTTTTGAATGCCTCTGCAATTCCACAAAGCGTATGACATATTGAGCAGACTCAACGTCAAACACAAAGCCACGCTCATGCGCGTGAGCCAGATCGTGCATATGGCGCTCGCATGCGAGGCGCACCCACTTGCACGCTATGATCTTGCCATCAATCACATCCTGCGCGTATTGCTCAGCAGGATGTAAAACCTCCTTCCTTGGTTTTGCCATTTCACTACTGTGTTTTTACCTTTACGTCTTTGTTTCCAAATAAATACTTGATCATTTCATCTTCTTCGCTTGCCTTCTCGACCTTAATGCGGGTCCGGCTGGACGGTGTCATTCCGAACTCAGAAGATATCCGTACAAAACGGTCAATGGCGCTATTCTTGATGCTCACCCACGGGTTTTGATATAGGTTGCCTTTATCAGAGATAATGACTTCACCCTGCTTCGCCACTTTCCCGGAAGCTTTGACATAATCTCCCCAGGCTTGGCAATACGCAGCCAGTGACGCTCGGTCTACCTTTGCAAGAATGCCCAGCTTGACAAGCTCAGCAGTGACTCTATTCCATTCCGTTCGAGCAGGCCCTTTCAAGTTTTGCGGACATGCTGGGATTTCTATCTTTGGCTTTGGCTCTTGATTATTCAAGGCACGTTTGCCCGGGTTGCCTTCCAGCTTTTTCATTTCGGTTGGTTTTGGTTTACGGCCCCTCCCCATGTTATCCCTCCAATCTCGGCTGTTGCCCTGTCATTTGCGACCAGCGCTCGAGAGCGACAGCTATATATTTTGGATCGTTGTCCATTGCGCGGCAGACTCTACCGGTACGCTCACAGGCTGCCAGCGTAGTGCCAGAGCCTGAGAAAAGATCGAGGACAATATCTCCGGGCTTGGATGAGTTAAGAAGCGATCGTTCGACCAGTTCAAGCGGCTTCATGGTCGGATGTTCTTCGCTCTTGCGCGGACGGTCGATCATCCACGTGTCTGATTGCTTGCGGTCAGGGACTTCACAGACTCGCGGGGCGTCGCCTTTCCAGCCGTACCACATCGGTTCATATTGGGCGTGATAATCTTTGCGCGACAAGACCATTTGATCTTTGATCCACACGATGGTGCTCGACCAATGAAAGCCGATCTTGCGCAGCTCGCTATCAATAGTGGGCCACTCTTCGCCACCCATGACCACGTAGATCATTGCACCTGGCACGGTAAACCGCCACAACTGGGTGATGAACAACTCCAAGAAGATAACGAATTGTTCACCAAGGTTATCGTTGTTGATCGTGCGTTTCTTGAAGGTTGGATGGTCGCTACCGCCATAATCGATGTTCCACGGCGGGTCTGTCCACACCATGCGTGCCAGATCGCCTGCCATCAGTTGATCCACATCGCCATGCTGGGTGCAGTCCCCACACATGATGCGATGCTTGCCCAACTGATAGACCTGCCCCTCCTGCACCTGCCACTTGGCTTGCAGTTCTTCAGCGCGGTCAGGGTCCCCGCCGGGGTCTGCTACGGTGGCCACGGGTGCCTCTGTTGCTGTAGAAACGCCTACCAGGTCGTCCAGTTCGGCAGGCTCAAAGCCGGTGAAGAAGTCGCCTGTAGTTTGGGCGATCTCGCGCAGCACGTCGGTATCCCATCGGCTGAGTTCGCCCACGCGGTTATCGGCAATGCCATAGCCTGCAGCAGTCGCAGGATCATCATCCACGAAGACCACTGCCACGTGACTCCAGCCGAGTTGTTTGGCGGCGCGGTAGGTGCCGTTGCCCGCTTCGATCTTGCCCTGTTGCAGGCGGTTCACGACGATGGGCTTCCGCTGCCCATATTGCTTTAGGCTGAGCGCGATGCGCTCCACGTCATGCCCAATGCGGGCATTGGCGGGATCTTCGTGCAGGTTGTCGATGGGCACGGCCAGCGGTCGCAGGGATTCGGCGATATAAGAAAGGTCTATCATGGCGCTATCTTCTCCGGCATTTCGCCAGTCATCACGTGCCAACGTTCCAGGCTGGCTGCCAAATAAGCGGGGTCAATCTCATTCGCAATACACTCACGGTTCAATATTTCGCAGGCGATCATCGTCGTACCCGATCCACTGAACGGCTCGAAGACTGTCTCGCCTGGCTTGGTGTAAAGCAGGATGTGCCGCGCCGGGATCTCCAACGGGAATGCAGCAATATGACCATTCGCACCGGCAGTGCCTTTGATGTCATCCCAATACGAACGCAGCGCCCACTTCTGACCAGTACGTTCCTGTCCACGACTTTTGCCGTGGCGGTTATAAAAGGTCTCGAGCAGGTTTACATCCTGCTCGTTAAGCACGTCATCGAAGTGTAGCGGCTGGCCATCGTCATGTTCGAAGGTGCCAAAGAACTCACTATGCTGGTCAATCAGATCTGTCTTTGGTGACACGGATGCAAGCTGTCCTTCCTTCAGCCAGTGGCGCACATGGCGCAAGTTCCAGCCGAGCGGGTAGAGTGCATTCATCCACTTATCAATCAGCAGCAGCACCTGACGTTTTTTCTTTTTATCGAATGCGGTTGTAAAGCCTGTACTCGTATTGATCACAATGCGGGACTCATCCACGCGGGTGACCTTTGCAATCAACGCTGCTACACGTGCGATGAATTCATCAATCTCGGCTTCACTTTTTTCGCGTTCGTATTCCTTGCCCACCCAATAAGGCGGTGACGTGACAGTCAGTGCTGCTGCTCCAACCCAGCCGAGGCTTTCGATATCCAACTGGGTGGAATCGCCGCAGTGGATGATGTGCCTGCCTGCGGCCCATGTCTGATTAACTGCGGTCTGCCATTTTTCTTGCAGTTCTTTGAGCGTGTTATCCCCTGCATCCTGCGGGCCCGGATCCACCATCAACCCACCGCCACGCTCACCAAGAATGTCGCGGATCTCGCTATCGGTGAAGCCTGTTACCAAGTCATCAACGGTTGGCATCAATGCGCCGAGCGCATCCAAATCCCATGTGCTCAGATCGCTCAAGCGATTATCTGCAATGCCAAATGCCGCAGCGGTTGCCGGGTCATCTTCGACATAAACCACGGCGATATGACTCCAGCCGAGTTGCTTGGCTGACTGCCATGTGCCGTTGCCCGCTTCAATCTTTCCGCTCTGCAGGCGGTTCGCGATGATAGGCTTGCGTTGACCGTACGCTTTGAGCGATGCCGCAATGCGTTCCAGCGCATGACCAGTCCGCGCGTTGGCCGGGTCAATGTGCAGTTCGTCAATTGGAACTGCCAGGACTCTTAACCCCTCAGCGATATAAGTTAATTCTTCAGTCATTTCGTAAGCTCACTCGCGGACCGAACAGCATCCGCTCTAATTCCTGATCTGGGTTGAGAATGTCAGTCGTCACTCGCGACCTACTGGATGGCGTCATGCCAAATTCCGCGCCCAGTTTATTGAGTTGTTCAAGCGCACGATTTGCAATTGAGAGGTAGGGATTCTGGATGATATTCCCTGCCGCTGTTTTGATGATCTCGCCTTTATCGCGAACCATCTTTTCGGCCTTGACCCAACGCACATAAATTACACAATACATGGCGAGCGCATCCTTATCGAGCGTGGTTATCAAACCAAGAGGGTGCAGCTCGCGAACAGTCAACTTCCACTTATTTTTTTCATCATCGCTCAAATGCTCCGGCGGTTTTGGCAATATGACTCGAGGCTTTGGCTCTGCATAATTGATTGCTCGCTTGCCTGGATTGCCTGCCAGCAGCTTGAGCGCCGTTGGTTTTGGCTTTCGTCCTTGCATTCATCCGCCTGATACCCCCCCCTGCCTAATTTCGCGGGTGAATGCGCATGAC